CGACGCAGCGCGGCAACACGCGCGCCGGGACCTTCATCGTGAGATGTCGGTCCCGGCGCTCTACATCGTTGGCACCGAGGACCCGGTCGACGTCACCGTGCGTCGGCAGACCCGTGTCGCCAAGACTGGCGACATCGAGGGACTCGACACTGCCGAAATCTCTGTTGAAACCGTTTTCCTGCGCTTTCTGATCGACGAGCTCGCACAACCGAAGCGCAACGCCATTGTGTCTGTAGCCGAGGGCGAAGCGTATCGCATTGACCACGCCCTTGCTCCGCATGGTGTCACCATCGACGCGGCCGTCACCAGGCTGGACACCGCCGAAGCAACAGGGCTTCCCCTTCCGAGCGTGCCGTGAGCGAGGCTTATGTCATTGCGGTCGAGGGCCTCACCGGAATCCCGGTGGACTCCGCGCGCATCGCCGAGAACGCGAGCAAGGCCATCAACCGCACCGTCGAGCGGTCAAAGGCAGCTGCGTCGCGCCGGATGCGGCAACAGGTCGCGTTCAAGGCGGGCTACCTGTCGCGTCAGGACAGGCTTGGAATCACGAAGAAAGCATCGCGTAACGACCTTGAGGCGGTGATAACTGGACGCCACCGTCCGACAAGCCTGGCGCAGTTTGCTCGCGGCGCCCGCGCTACTGGTCGGCGCCGCAGTGGAGTCACCGTCGAGGTCCAACCCGGCCTCGTGCGCCGACTCGACAAGGCGTTTTTCATCAAGCTCAGGGCGGGCAACACCGACGCTGGCCCCGGCAACCTCGGTCTCGCCATTCGTCTGCCGGAAGGCAAGATCCCTGACCGTGCTTACAAGCCAACGCGCATCGGCAAAAACCTGTGGCTTCTTTATGGTCCTTCCATCGATCAAGTGTTTGACGATGTAGCGAATGACATTTCCCCCGAGGCTGCCGATTTCCTCGAGGCGGAGTTCGCTAGGCTGATGGGTCTCTGAGATGGCTGATCCAATCGCCTTCGCGGATATGCCGTTTCGTCTCAAAGTGCTCGTGCGGCTGACCGAGTTGCTCCAGGGCATCGAGCGTTCAATGCCGAGCGCTGCGGCGACCTACAGCTACAATCTCGCACCGGATGCCGATTTCCCCGATGGGCGCGTCCTCCGCGGTCGTGTCGCTTATGGCAGCGACGACCCATTGCCGATGCTGTCGATCATCGAGGATCCCAAGCAGCTCGAGCGCGATGCCGTACCGCTGAGGGAAACCGATGCTTCGCCAGGCGATTGGGACTTGCTCATCCAGGGCTTCATCAAGGACGACCCCGTCCATCCGACCGACCCGGCCTATTTCCTCGCGGCTGACACCGTAGCGAAACTGACCGAGGCAGCGAGCGCGACCCGCAACATTCTCGGCCTCGGCTACAAGAAGCCCGCCGTTGAGCAGCTCCACATCGGCGCGCCGATCATCCGGCCACCCGATGACATCTCCGCCACGACCTATTTCTGGTTGCCCGTGCGGCTACGTCTTGTGGAGGACACGAGCAACGCATTTACATGAACCACGACTCACTATATTAGTGATTCCATCAACGGAGGTTGACCAATGCCCGACCTGAACTCAATTCGAGACAATTTCTCCCTCGGCCGCGGCGACCTGTTCTTCGCGCAGCAGCGCGCAGACGGGACATTCGAGGGCGAGCGCCTGATCGGCAACGTCCCCGATTTCAAGCTCGGCGTGACGAGCCAGTCGGTGAAGCACTACAGCTCGCGCCGCGGCATGAAGGTGCAGGATCGCGAGGTTCCAACGCAGACTGACTACTCGGGCGACTTTATGACCGACGATGTCTCGCCGAAGAACCTGGCTGCGCTGTTCCTTGGTGATGCTGCCGTCGCAGCGCAGACTGCACTCGCCGCGCAGAGCGAGGTGTTCAATGACGTCGACCAGGGCCTGACCTATCAGATCGGCGTCGGCGGTGCCGGACATCCTGCTGGCCTCCAGCAGATCACCGTCACCTCAGTCAAGAGCGCCGATGATGTCACGACCTATGTCGCCGGCACGGATTACACTGCGGACGGCGCCCTCGGTCGTGTGACGATCGTCGTTGGCGGCGGTATCGCAGCCGGCGCGGACATCAAGGTTCACTACGACCGGCTCGCCGCGTCGCAGGAGCAGGTCGTGTCCAGCTCGAATGTCGTCGAGGGTTATATCCGCTTCATCGCCTACAACGCAGAAGGCGACAACATCGACTACTATCTGCCGGACGTGAAGCTGTACCCGAACGGCGATTTCGCCATCATCACCGACCAGGACTGGCAGAAGCTGTCGTTCAAGCTGGCGATCAACGCCGACGCGAACGGAACCGCGGTTTACGCCAACGGTCGCGCATACGTCTAAGCCATGACGGTGGGGATGGACCTCGAGGCGCTCCGCGCCGAGCTGGTAGTCACAGCGACGGTTCACATGGGAAAGCGGGAGGTTCCGTTGTCGGGCCTCCCGCTCGACGCCATCGTGGACATCTGTCGACGCCACTGGAGCGATGTCGGCGGGCTGTTCGACAAACTGGTCGGACAAGTTGCGAGCGGCGACATCGACCCCGAGCTCAACACGATGAATTGGCTCGGCGGTGCGCTTCTGGCTGCCCTTCCGCAGGTCGCTGCTGAAATCATCACGGTTTGCGCGGGCTGGTCGCTCGAGGCTGCCGAGGTTGTGCGAGCGCTCCCGGCGCCGGTGCAACTGGAAGCGCTCGATAAGATTGCCGCTCTGACCTTCACCTCGGAGATGCCGCCAAAAAAAGTCATGGAGACCGTCATCCGGATGCTCGGCGGCGTCACAAAGACGCTGATCGGAAGCGCCGCCTAACGCTGGCGGAGTGGCTGTGGGGACTGCGCCGCAAACGGAGTCTCCTCCTAGCAAACGGCCACCCGAATGCCGGTCTCTACACCCTGGGAAAACTGAACGACGAGGCTGAGCTGGTGATCGAACGCGAGAACAACCGCCTGGCTACCGAAGCAGTGATGCTCAAGTCGGCTGCTGCGGCGGTTCTCTCCGAGGACGGACACAAGGAGTTCACGAAACTCGTCGCCACCCTGCGGGAGGAATAGGTAGATGGCGACGCGCGACGTCCAATTTATCATCCGCGCCCGCGACGAGGCGAGCCGCGCGTTCGAGGGCATCACTAATGCTCTCCAGCAGATCACGAACTGGAACGGCAAAGCCGGTGATTCCAGCAACCTTCTAAGCACCGACCTCGGCAAACTGGTCGAGGCGCTTGGTTCCGTTGACCAGGTCGCTCGGATGGTGACCGGCGCGTCCGACCGTGCAGCCGGCGCATTCGATCAGCAACGAGCGAAAGTCAACGCGCTCGAGAACGATCTCTCGAACCTCAAGGCGCAAGCTGAGTCCGCACAAAGCGCCATGTCGAGCGTGAAGGCAGCAGGCGCAGCAACAGGCAACAGTGCTGAGACTGCCACGCAGGTCGAGGCCATCGAAGCCGCGCAGAAGCAGCTCAATACCCAAATCGAGCGAACGAGCAAGAACCTCACCACGGCGCGCGCCGACCTCGAGGCGCTTGGCACTGAATATCAGCGCGCCGCGAGCCTCGCCAATGCTCTCGACGCGGCGCAGCCGAACATAAAATCGGGTCAGGAGCGTGCTGCCGCAGCGCAGGCATTGCAGGAACAGTCGGCGTGGCTGGAGCGGATCCGCGCGCAGATGAATCCCCTCGCCGGGATTCAGGAACATTATCGCATCGAGATTGAGAAGGCCAACGCCGCTCGAGCTGCCGGTCTCTATGCGAGCGAAAAGGAATTTCAGCAGGTCATCAAGCTACTCGAGGCCGAGAAGAAGCAAGCCCTCGCGCAGAGTGGCGTCGGTCCCGATGGGCGACCCTCCCTATTCGGATTGAAGCCGTGGCAGGCAACCAACCTCATGTATCAGGTGAACGATGTCGTCAGCGGCATCGCGATGGGTCAGAAGCCGTCGCAAATCATTGCGCAACAGCTCGGTCAGATTATCCAGCTGTTCCCGCGGCTCGGCAGCGGCATCATGGCCGCGTTCAGCAATCCGTATTTCCTCGGCGCCGCCGCGATTTTTGGAACGATCGCGTTCTCCATCAAGCAGGCTGCCGACCAGGCGGAGCGGCTACGCACCTTCGCCGGGATCCTGCGGGCCAATGCGGATGGCGCGCAATACAGCGCCACGGCGCTCAACGAGAACGTCAAGGCGCTCCAGCAATATCATCTGACCGCCGACCAGGCGGTGACGATCACCCGCACCTTCATCAAGGAAGGCCTCAACCCGAGCTATTTCGAGAAATTCGGAATGGCCGCGAAGGATATGAGCCGAATCCTCGGCATTGATGTCAAGGACGCAGCTCAGCAGGTCGCGGAAGCATTCACGGGCGGTTACGAGTCAATCGTCAAGCTCGACGATGCGACAAATTTCCTCACTGCTGCGGAGCGCGATCATATCCGCGCCTTGTTCGACAGCGGCCACGCAGCCGAAGCGCGCCAACTCGCTTTCGACAAGTTTCGCAAGAGCCAGCATGATGCGGCCGAGGAGATGCGCGGCCCTTGGACGCAGGCGGTTGAACATCTCGACCAAGCATGGGAGCATTTCAAGGAGTCGCTCGGCGACAGCGATTTCGCCAACGCGGCGCTCGAGGGTCTCGATTCCCTCGCCACTATCGTCGAAAAGATCGCCGACGCCTGGGAACGCGCCAACTCCGCCCGCGAGCGTTACAAATCACTAGAAGGCGCCGGCTCTGTCGGTAGCGAGCAGGCTGCCGGTGGTGGGGGCGGAGGCGGTTGGGGCGGCGACGGTGACCCGCGCTCCGGCCAACAAGCCGATAACAAAGCGGCCGGCGACGCTCGCAAGGAGATTGAACTCCAGCGTCAACTGCTGAACGCGAGCACCGACACAGCACGGATTCGCGTGGCCGGCGAGCAGGCGTATCGCTCAGAGATTGAGAAAACCGGCAACACGGCGGTCGCGCAACTCAAGCGCCAGGCTGCCGAGGAAGCCGAGCTCACCCGCATCCAGATGGAGCGGCGCAAGAGTCTGCTGAGTTCCGCCGCGCAGTTCCTCGGCAAGCGGGAGGGCAACCGCGAGGACGTCGCCGTTCTCGAGGGACTGTTCAACCAGTACGGCATCAAGACGCCCCAGGGAACCACGGTCGACCCGCAAAAGCTGGCCTGGTGCGCCGCCTTCGTCAACGCGATGTTGGCGTCCAAAGGGTTGCCGACGACCGGCTCGCTCGCCGCATCATCGTTCAAAGGTTACGGCACCGGCGTCAAGATCGAGGACGCGCAGCCTGGCGACATCGTCGTTCTCGATCACCATGTCGGCATCTTTGCTGGCTTCGGGCCGAACGGCACTGTCCGGATACTCGGCGGCAACCAGGGCAAATCCGGTGCGGTCAGCATCGAGAATTTCAAGCGCAGCGCAGTCGAAGCTGTGCGCCGCCCCGGCAATATCGCCGAAGGCTATGACCAGCCCGATTCCGAGGCGCAGTACGCGATGCAGATTGCGTCCGCTCAGGACGCATTCAACAAGAAGCTCGAGGTGGAGGCCGCGCAGCGGGCGCTGGTCATCAATTTCATGCGCGAGCAGCTTGGTATGTCCGCGCAGCAGCTCTACGATTCACAGCGCGAAGAAGAAATTCAGAAGGCCATCCTCGCAGCCAAGCAGGAGGCAACCGACAAGCATATCGGTTTCTCACCCGAGCAGGAAGCCGCGCTCAGGAAGCAGATCGGCGACCAGTTCGACCTTGAGCACGGTCTCCAGCTCGTCAACGACCGGATCAAGGAGCAGACCGAGCTTCGTGATGCGCTGATGCAGGGCGCGCAGAATGCGTCGCAGCGCGGTGACGACGCGACATTCTCGCGCCTGAAAGACCAAATCAACGCGATCACGCCGACGCTCAAAGCCGCCATCAAGGCGGCGGAGGAGTGGTGGCAGAAGCTCCCGGACTCACCGGCGAAGCAGGCCGCGCTCGAGGGCTTCCGTCAGCTCGATCAGGCCATCGACGACACGAAACACAAGCTGCAAGACCTCGAGCAGCAGCGGCTTGACCAGCGCATTAGCGGCCTCACCGACCTCCAGGGATCACTGCGCAGTCAGATCGACCAGTCGCAGCTGCTCGGAGACAGCCGAGGCGCTCGCGCTGCTGAGGACCAACTCGATCTCGTGACCCTCAAGCTGATGGAGGTGCGCGAGCAGGCAATCGAGACGTGGAAAGCCGTGCTCGCGGATCCTGCGGCTCTGGCTGCCAAAGGCATGACCGCTGACCAGGTTCAAGCGATCATCATGCAGCTCCAGCAGTTGCAGAATGAAGCGGCGATAACCGGTCGCCAGTTCCTGATGACCGGTCGCCAAATCAACGAAATGTTCGCCGACCAGTTGACCAGCGGGTTCGAGAATTTCCTACGCATGGTCTCGGAAGGCAAAAACGTCTTTTCCGCCCTCGGCATAGCCGCCGCGCAGACCGCAGCGAGCATCCTGATGGACCTCGGAAAGATGATCCTCAAACAGGCTCTGTTCAACCTGATTGCTGGAAAATCGAAAAGCGGTGGTGGTGGTCTAGGCGGTTCGATCGCCACGTCGATTGCCACGCTGTTCCCTGCTGCCGTCGCGATGAATACGGCAGGCGCAACGCTCGGTGCTGCCGGTGGCATCCTTACCGCTGCTGCGACCGGACTCGGCGTTTCGGCGGCCGCACTGGAAGCTGCGGCAACCACGCTGATGATCGCGAACAGCATGTCAGTGGTCGGCGCGGCACACGGTGGCGGCATCGCTGGTTCGCCGTCGATGTTCAAATCGGTTCACCCCGGCGTGTTCACCGCCGCTGCGCGCTATCACAGCGGCGGCATCGCCGGTCTCAGGCCGAACGAAATTCCGACTATCCTCGAGCGCGGCGAGGAAGTGCTGACGCGCAACGACCCTCGCCATCGCCGCAACATGCGCGGCAGCATGGACTCGGGTGGCGATGACCGCGGCATCAAGCAAGTGCTCCTCCTCGACAGGAAAGATGTCGTGGGAGCGATGGCTGACAGCGAAGGACGAAAGGTCGTCCTGACTCATATTTCCTCCGAACGGGCCGCGATCCGTCAGATTCTCGGTATCGGCCCATGACGCCCGATTATCTGCTCCCGGTATTCAGCTTCCGGCCAAATTGGGCTGACGGCATCACGGAAACGCTCGAGTGGCTCACCGATCTCCTCGATGCGAAACGCAGCGGTGCCGAGCAACGCATCGCGCTCCGTCTCACCCCGCGACGCAGCTTCGAGGCGAAGCTCGATCTCCTCGACCAGGAGCGCACGTTCGGCGACCTGTTCATCCGTCGCTTCCACGGCGCTGAGTTCATGCTGCCTTTGTGGCACGACCACGCGCAGCTCGACGCAACGGCTAATATCGGTTCAGGCAGCCTCAGCTTCGACACGACCGACCGCGAGTTCGTCGCCGGAGGAATGGCGCTGCTCATGGGGTCGGACGCGCTCAGTTGCGAGGCGGTGCGCGTCGACACGGTTACGGCAGGCGGACTAACGCTCGTCAATCCCGTAGCGAACCAAAATTGGCCCACTGGCACCTCGATTCACCCGCTGCGGCGATCGCGCTTCGACCCGCAACTGACGAAAAGTCAGATGACCGACAGCTTCGACCGCATCAATCTGCGGTTCGAGCTCAACCAGTCAAACGCACTGGACGGCGGCGCTGAGGAATTGGAACTCTATGCAGGGTTGCCGATCCTCGCTCCATCGCCGGACTGGAGCCGAACACTGGACTCGGACTGGCTTCGCAACCTGTTCACGGTCGACAACAAGCTCGGCCTCAAGTTTGTCAACGACCCTGCCGGACGCGGCTTCCACAGCCAGCAGCACCGCTGGATGCTCGAGGGGCGCGCCGATCTCGCAGCGTTCCGCAGGCTACTTTACCGGTTGCGCGGTCGCCAGGGTTCCATCTGGTTGCCGAGCTTTACCAGCGACCTCACCCTCGCCGCAGACGCGGCTGCCGGAGCCTTGCATCTCGATGTCGTCAAGTGCGGCCTCAATTATACGGATTTCCCTGCTGCGGGCCGCGAGTATGCGATCACCGAGGCGGGTGAGGTGCTCAATTTTGCATCACTGGCAGCGCCGCCGAGCAGCTCGAGCGAACGACTGAACCTGGCGACGGCGCTCGCCGCACCGCTGAGCACGGGCGACGTTCTCTCCTGGGTCGATGTCGGGCGGCTCGATAACGACCGAATCGAGCTGTTCCATTTGACGGACAGCGACGGCGTCACGACCATCGAGGCTGTGTTCCGCACTTTCTCGAACACTCGCGACGGCTCGGCGGAAGGCGCCCTCGACCTGCCCGTGGCGGCGATGAATAGCGCAGCCTGCGGCGATACGCTGATCGGACTGTCGTGGCTCCTCCCCTGTCTTTCCGTCAGCGAGGTTGGCCCCAATCTCTGCGACTGCGCGGCTGCGTCGAACAACTCGGTCTTGATGCCTGGCGTAACCGGTCAGGACTATGATGTGACCTTCCGGGTTCGCGGCGTCGTCGAGGTGCTTCCCTATATTGGCGGCACGGCGCTTTACGATCACGTTGTAAAAGACCCGACCGGTGCAGGCGGAACGGACGTCAATTACAACCACTACAAGCTAATCGTCAGCAACCCGGCTGCTGAATACTATCTCAACGCCAATGCGACCAATGTTGAGAACATGGCACTGGATTATGAAATCACTATTCCAATCAAAGGCGGTGCGACGCTTACGCTTGATGCTGTCAGTATAGACAGCCTAGAGTTCCAGAATGAAGGCAACCTTGCGGTCGCAGACGATGATCCGCTGAGGCCGGTCGTCGTCACTCAGCCTTACAACGGTCAGTTCATGCAGATAGATTTGCTGGAGGCCGTGTAAATGGGCTTCTCCACCTACGAACAGTCGAACACTGATGGGCGACCGATTAAGTTCTACGCTTTTCGGTGGGGCAACAGTTATTGGTATTACACATCGGCAGACGAGGAAAAGATTGTCGATGGCAATACTTATGTGCCGATCGCCATAGGTGACGAGGGACTAACACAAGGCACAGGAGCCGAGGCTAAAGAGTTCAACGTCAATATGCCGGCGCTACTCGACGATGGCGCTGGAGGCACAATCCCGACTCCCGTAGTTGTGCTGTTCCGCGGCACGCCGCCGAGCGAGCCGGTCTATCTGACTGTTCGCAAGAAGCACGAGCAGGATCCTGAAACGCCGATTGAGTGGATCGGCAAAATCGTGAACGTGGTACGCACCGACGAAGGCGCTAACGCCAAAATCGTCTGCCGCAACCCCGGCTTGAAGCGCACCGGACTACGACTGACCTGGTGCCGCGAATGCCCGCATTTCGTGTTCGACACAGGGTGCGCGCTCGACAAGACGCTCTATGCGGTCACGCGAAACATAACGGCGCTGACCGGCAACAGCATCACAGTCGACGGCGCTGCACTCACTGCCGCTCCCTATTTCAACGGCGGCTTCATCGAATGGGACGCGGACGGACTCGGCACGATTGAGCGCCGTGGAATCGAGAAGGATCTCGGCGGCAACGAGCTCCAATTGTTCGGGCGCAGCGACGGCCTGAGCATCGGCCAAGCTGTCACGATGTATCCAGGTTGCGACGGCAGCGCCGAGACCTGCGAAACAAAATTCAACAATTTGCCGAACTACGGCGGCGTGGATTTCATGCCCGGCAAATCTCCGTTCGACGGTCGGCAGGTGTTCTAAATGGACCCGGTAACCGCAATCGTCGTCGCTCTCGTGATGATGGCAGCGAGTCTGCTCATCAGCTCGATGCTTGTGAAGCACAACAGCGTAAAGCCTGCCGTGCTCGAGGATTTCGATTTCCCGCAGGTCGAAGAAGGCACGCCCCAAGCGGTTCTATTCGGCCAGTGCTGGACTCCAGGTTGGCAGGTGCTCTGGTACGGCCAGCTGGCGACCACAAAAATCAAGTCGGACGCGAGCAAGAAATGAGCGAGCTTCGTGTCTATGTTCACCATGTTCGGGCGGCAAAGCTCTGCATGAGCGGCGCCCGCAAGTGGTTCGCCATGCGCGGCCTCGACTGGAATCGATTCCTCGAGGAAGGACTGTCGGCCGATTTCCTGCGCGAACTGAACGACCCGATTTCAAATCGCGCGCTCGCCCAAGCCGAGGCCGAAGCACAGGAGCTCGCAGATGGGCGGGAGTAAGGGTGGCGACCAGACCATCGGTTACAACTATATTATGACCGTGCTTGCCGGCTTCGGTCGCGGGCCGGAGAACGGATGCCTCGCTGTCGAGGTTGACGACAAAATTGCATGGGTCGGCGAGGTCACGGATTCAACGCCGACTCCCATCAACAAGCCTAACCTGTTCGGAGGTCAGCAGAAGGAAGGCGGCATCCAGGGCGCGTTCCGGTGGCTTTCCGGTGCGCGCGATCAGCTGCTGCCAGGCGCGGCGACCGTCAATGTTGGGTCCTTCGGGCCTGTGCCGACTGTCACGATTCCCAATATCAAGACGGCGATCGGAGGCAGGGTTTCGGAGCTCCGAGGCTTCACCTCTTTTCTGTACCGAGGCCTGGTCTCGTCAATGAATCCATATCCGAAGGAATGGCATTTCCTTCGGTGGCGCACGACGAACGGCTGGTTCGGCGGCACTGCCTGGTATCCTGAGAAAGCACAGATTCTGATGGCCGGCGACGGTCACGAGCTGGAATCCGGTCGACCCGTTGGAAGCGGCGCCGTAGGCGGCATCATCGGATTTCTCCTCTATGTGATGAGGGGAGGTATGGGGCTGCGCCCCAATGAACAGGTCGACAACAAGATCCGCGCGATGAACCCCGCGCACATGATTTACCAGGTGCTGACCGACCCGGAGTGGGGCGCGAACCGGCAGACCGCGGAACTCGACGAGAACAGCTTCATCCTCGCGGCGAATACGCTTTGTGCGGAAGGATTCGGTCTCTGCATCCATTGGGTTCGCCAGGAGGACGTCGAAACATTCATCCAGTCGGTCATCGATCACATCGTTGCCGTTCTTTACACCGACCGTGCGACAGGCAAGCT